TGGATATTGGTTTATTTGTCTGTTGTGTATTTATCTTTAATTCAACAGTATCAAAATCATTTACATATTCATCATTAACAACATTGGTATAAACAACATCATCACTATTACTCTCATTGGAGTTTTTCTGGCTATACCATTTACTAGTATCTGTATAAACATAATTGATCTCAAAATCTTTGCAGTAAATAACTGGGGGAATGTCATACCAGTTACAATTTCCAAATGTTATATTACTGTCATTATTTGCCCTGGCAGCATCTAACAGATCCATTATAATTTTAGGATAAACTAATGGAGTATATACTGTAACTTTTAACTCTCCAAATGTTGGGGCATTTGCATCTGTTGCTGATATTGGAATGCAATATGCCTGCTCTCCCACTTTATCTGTAAATGTTGTATTAGGAACAACACTTGCCCACTTAAATGCCGGCATATATTCCTCATCATCACTAGCTCCCGGATTGTTTCCAAATGGAATATAAAATGTACTCTCTGTTGTAGTCCAGGCTGATCCATTCCAGTATTTGTTACCAAGCTGAACTTTGAATTTCCACATATCAAAACCTTTACCAAACTCTGGGGGAGTAATACTGTATCTGCTGAATAATGTATCCCATAAAAAACCATAACTGGTGTTATTTCCATTCTTGGTCTTTACTATATTTATGTATTTCTGCTCATCAATGTCACTAGCCTTTTCAACTGGGGCAGTAGTGTACCAATGGGCAGTTGTATTAACAATATTCAATGTATTTTTGTTTTTCTCTCCATATTTAGCATCATTGTATTGATACCACAAATCACCCTTAATGGTTATCCAGCTCTTTCCTGATGAAGGCTTAAACATTACCTGCTCTGGTACTGTATATTCCAATACTGGTAATTCCAGTTTCTTTGTAACATCATATTGTAATACTCCATTGGTATTTACTTTATCATTTGTTAAAAAAAATGTAACATAATCATCCCAATCAAGAGAAGTAGGTAATATATTACCATTATTCTCTCTATATGCATAATGTTGTACTAAACATCCGTGTGTATTACAATAATAGTTTATTGGGCCAACAGTATATGCAGATCCAATGTCTCCATCAAAATAGTTTTGTCCATTCTGGTTAATAACCTCAACTGGGCTTCCAGAAGCATTTATACTGCTCATCCTGTAAAAATGGTGTTTCCAATTTGAAGAAGGATTTAACCTGCAAATGGTCTGATACTCATAACCTGTAATTTTAGTATCTACCTCATCTGGTTTTAACCAATGCCTGGTAATTGTTGTCTGTGTCCATTTTCCCTGGTTTAGTCCAAAATTCTTTTCCTCTGTAATAGAAATATGATTCTCCTCATCTGCAACATCTGGGGCAATGTCCTCTATCTCATATAAATTGTCATTTATCTCCACTTTATTACAAACATCATCAATGGAGATAGAAGGCTCACCAGCAGCATATACATCTTTATTTATCAATAATGTATTGTTTAATGTTACATTAGCACTGGATCTTTCTCCTGTTTCTATTTCATAACTGGAATAACTCATTCCACCTGAATTATGTTTCACCATTTTATAATCAACACAATATACATCATCTCCATATGGGCATAATGTCCATCCCAAATACCTCATTATCTCCTCTAATACCTCATATTGTGTCCAAGGTGTCCTATCATCATCATCATCAAAAAAATTGCCCTCTGTAACATATAAACTATGAACAGCAGTTGTATTACTAGTACCATTCAAACTGGTATATGAATTAGGAATATATAACATTCCATCATAACCGGCATTTTGTAACAGTCTAATAATAATATCAACAATTTTCTGGTAAGTAGGTATAGTAGATACTGTTGTATATTTGAATTCCTTTAATACACTAACAGCATCTACTGCCTCTAATGATACATTATCTATATATGTATAACTTTGATCATATGAATTAGGTGTTAAATAACCAAAAAACTCTGTTGTAAGTCCATTTAATACCTTTACCTGTACTCCCTTTGCTGTTGGAGAATACAAATCAAATAACCAAGTATCTGTTAATATTTCAATGGTACAACTCCTGCTCTTTATTGGAGAAAATATTCCTGAACTATCTGTTGTAATAACAACTGGTGTTTCTCCAAATGTTAATTCAATAGTATTGGAATTAGGATTTGCCACCTGGGATTCTATTTCAACAGTATATGTTTCCTCATTGATATTCTTAAATTGTCCAGAATAGTTACCCATTATTATTAAATATTTTTATTATATTTTACTCCTCTTTTTAGATACATTATTTATGCATCCAATTAGTTCAGTACCCTTAATTTTGAATTCCACCTGGGGAGTACCACCAGCATTATTACCTGTTGTTGTATTACCATCCAGAAGGTTAAACATCCTCTTTTGCTGAGTACCATTCAGGATCATCTCTCCTGAATTAACTCTGGCAAGGTTATAGTCTCCAATAGTATTACCACCCTGAATAATACCACCAGTTGCAAATGTTTTAGCAGAAGCAATAACACCTGCTATAATACCCATAACCATTAAAATGGCAGCAGCAGCCAATGCTGGTCCTGCATAAGGAACACTGGCAACAGATTTACCTGCCTCTGCTGCTGCTGCTGCTCCTGCTGTACCTGCCTCTGTTGCATTTGCAGTTGCCTCTCCTACCTTTGCTCCTGTATTAGCAACAGTTGCAATAGTATCTTTTTGTGTAAGTAATGTAGAAGCCTGTTTTACTGTATTCAGTAACTCCATAATTGTTGTAATGGAACTAATTATATTAGCAACAGAATCCAAAACAGTCATTCCAGTTTCAAATGCTACAACAAATGCCTCCCATCCATTTTCAGTCTCCTCCATTCTTTCACCTAAACTCTTAAATGCATTATAAATGGAATTTATTGATCCTACTACTCCTGATACTCCATCCGCAAGTTTATTGTAACTCTCTAAAACACTATCTATTTCTGCCTTTATCTCTGCAAATGTCTTTTTCTTTACAACTGGTCTAATAGGTATTTGAATTTCAGGTAACTTTTTAGGTAATTCTACTCTATTAGGTATTATTGATATTTCTATTGGTTCTAGTTTAGGCATTTCCTCCCTATGGAGATACTTTTCTAATGCAATAGCATCCTCTAATTTCTCATTTAATTCCTTTAATTTATTATCCTGTTTTATCCATTCCTCTGTACCTACTACCTGGGCATCTCTTAACCTCTGTACCTGGGCTATTTCATTCTTAATTGCAGTAATGGATCCCTCAACTGCCTTAATATCATCATTATTTGAACTACCTCCACCACCATTATTTCCACCAGTTGTCTTAAAACTGGATTCAAGAGATTCTGCCTCTCTGATCATTGCTGCCATATCATCTAACATTCCAGCAGCTCCATCTGTGAATGATTGCATTGCAGTTTCTCCCTGTTGTTTCCAGTATTCTTGCATTTTAGCAACACCAGAAGGTGTAAGTGTATATAATGATTGTGAATATGCCCCGGCAGATGAAGGCATCATTGTTGTAGAAATAGAATAGTCTCCCTCACCAATACCTGCCTGTTTCCAAACATTTCTGAATCCAGTAGAAGGCATATATGAACTCTGTTTTCCCTCTGATATTTTCAGGCTCTTTTTATATGCCTCTGCATATTGCTCCTGATAAACAGTCTGAATAGCTGCTGCCTGGGCTCTCAACTGCATTGCCCTAATAACTTTATCTGAATTCTTAATAAAAACATTATCTGCATCATTGATATTATTAACACTAATACCTAATTCATTAAATGCAGTTGTATTATCTTTGATCCATTTCTGTTTTTCAGCAGCACTCTTTAACTGCTCATATTGTGTTTTCAACATTGTGAATTTACCAATGGCCAAACCTACCTCACCATTAGTTTCCTCCATCTTTTTGTTATAGGCATCCTGTACCTCCTTTGCATCATATAATGCCTTTGTAGAATCCTTTGTCTTTAATGTAAAACCAAGTATAGCAGCTCCTGCTGCAACTAATGCAGTAGCCAATAATACATAAGGATTAGCTTTTGCTATGGTATTGAAGGCTGCCTGGGCAACTGTGGCTGCCTTTGTAGCAACAGTACCCTTTGTTTCAGCAGCAGTCCTAATTCTAATAGCAGCAGCCGCTGCTGCCTCCTGAATTTTCCTGGTTTTCATCATCAAAATAGATGAAGATTGTAACTGGTTGGTAATTTTTGTAGATAAATTAGCAAAACTCTGTACTGTTGCTATTGTAGCAATTGCATCCTTTAATTTGTTTTCATCTCCTGTTAATTTTGCTATTAAACTGGTATATGTAGATACTAAATCTGCTCCAATACCCAAGCCCTGGTTAAATGCATCCAAATGGGGAGTATCACTAGCCATCACCTTAATTTCTGCATCAACATCTGCAACAACATCTTTCAAACTACCTGCCTTTTTTCTAACCTCATCTATCTGTTTTGCTAATTCAACACCAAATGGAGAAGTCTTTTCAGCAGCAGATAGCTGGGCATATTGAATAGATAAATTCTGCAACATTTCAGTTGTCTGCCTCAACTGTGTCTTTACCTTTTCTCCTGGTTTAATATCATCAATGCTGGCAAGTTGTGTCTTTAATTTACTCAACTCATCTGTGGCAATTTTCATTGTATCTGCCATTGATTTACCAAATTCACTCTTTTTAGCATCATCTGATAAATTCTGCCATTGTACTTTTAATTCCTTTATCTGATCTGTTAATGCCTTTTGCTGCTGGGAAGTACTCATTGTACCACTGCCCACTTTATCAAGTTGTTTAATAACTCTCTGGTAGGCAGCAACTTGCTCATCTGTTGCTACAATATTTTTCTTTGTACTATCACTAGCAGCATTAGTTTCTTTAATAAATTTGTCTAATGTATCCTGGGCTGATTTAATACCTGATACAAATTTGCTGGTATCTGCACTAATAACTGCTGTTAAATTTGCCATATATATGTATTGTTATTTTAATTATTTAATGTATTATTGATAAAATTGGTAAGTATCTCCTCTGCATCTGAAATTCCTTTATCAACAGCAGAATTTTCCTTAATATAACCTTTATTACCCCTGTTATTCTTTCTATATGTTGTACCTCCAACATAAAACCTGGTTTTCCAGGTCCCATCATCCTCTCTATTACCAAGGGAATGTACTTTAATGGTACTATTCTTTAATTTACCTACCATAATACCACCAGCTAACCTCTCATAATTCTGAGTACCATATTTGTATTGGGAAGCTGCCTTTTTGAATTCATCTCTAATATTGTCTCTAATTCTGAATGCAGCAGCAACCAATGCTCTATCAATACCCTTTAACATCTCCTCTGATTCAATTTCCAGGTCCCTGGTATCAAATATTAACTTTGTTTTTCCCATTGCTTACTCAATTTCTGTAATCTCTTTATATCATCATCTGAAATTTCAATGTCCTTTTCTTTCTCAACAAATTTCTCTTTGTCCTCCTCCTCCCATTTGAATTTCAGTATCTCTTTTTGTGTTAAATGTCTTTTTGTATAACCATTAACAGTTGCCCAAGCATTTAACCTGGCAGTTTCCCAAATATTTCTATCCAGATACGGCAAATTTTCAATAATGTCATTTAATTCCCAAACAGAACACCTATCCATAAAATATTCAAGGCTAACTACCCTAAATTGAAAAACAATTATATTCAGCAAATAATGGAATATCTGTTTAGGCTCTACTCCATCATTTGCTGTTATTAGTTTTTTCTGAATGTCTCATTACCGGTTGCAGAACTCTGTAACCATTCACTAAATTGTTTTACAATATCTGGATTCTCATCTAATTCATTGATAAAATCATCAAATTTTAGTGAATAATCATTGCTGGAAGATACAAAAACACAATACATAAATGTAATAACATCTGTTAATGTCTCTGGATTAAAACTTTTTCCAGTAATGTTTTCAAACATCAACATTGATCTAATTGAATACTTTAATTCAATTTCTTTATCCTTAATAGTAACTTTCATAATTGTATATTTATATTGTATATAGTATTTATGAAAAATGGAGAAATAACAGAATTATTCCTCCATTTTACTCAAATAACTGTTATAGTTCAATTATTCATCCTCTGATTCACCTGTATCTGTACCTGGATTTGCATTAACAGTTGTCTTTGCAATACTACCTACACCAGTTAATGTAAGTGAATATGTAGCATTCTCACCATTATTAGCATTAACAGTTAAACTGGTAATAATAACCTTTCCCTGATAAAAACTATCCTGTGAAGTCCAATATGGTAATGCAAGGTTACCATCTGCTGGTGTCATTGAAGGATCACTAGGTGTAGCTTTCAGGCCAAACCTAACTGTAATTGGAGATCCAGCTATCATCAACTGGAATAAACTATCATAATCCTGAGTAGTATAAAGATTTTCTGATGAAATTTCCCAACTGTACTTTGATACCTCACTAGCACCCCAAACTCCATGATCCTTAGATGAAATATCACTAGTCTCTGCTGTAATGGTAAGTGTATGGTTGGTTGCATAAGCATAAGAATGTCCATCACTATTGAACAACATCAAATCTCTACCTTTAATTATTGTATTTGCCATAATATTTATTATTTATTTTAGTATTTATTTATCTTAAAATTAAATTGCATCCTCTGAATATAGGAATTATTACTATATTCCTCTGTTGCTAAGTTTAGTGTAGCATCACTAATTTCAATGTCTGAATATACAACACATTGTTTTTCAATAAGTTCCCTCACATTTATTGCAATGTCCAAACCAGATGAATATGAATCTGATACAACAACTATTTCAACAGTAACATTATCCTCACTCAAACCATCCTTTGTTGTCTCTGATACTAAATTAACTCTTTTATATACTATAAATGGGAATTTAGCATCATTATCTGCTACCAATGGATAAATGGTACAAGTAATGTCTTTACTACCTGTTAATGTAGAATAAATGTATTTACCTATGTTTAATGTATTAATCATCTATTAACTCTCCCTCAATAGTTTTATTCATCCTCTCTTTATCTGGTTCAACATTCAGGATCCTATAATATTTATTGTCCCATTTAACTCTATCATATTCACCAACTGGTACATAATATCTAACCTGGAATGTTTTCAAATGTGAATAGAAAACCTCACTATTCTCAATAACTCTACTACCACCTTTATGTACCAGTCTAGCCTTTGTAGAATATTTCAAACTCCAAGTTTCAGTCTGCTCACCATAATCATTGGTCACTAAACTTTTCTCCCATATTTCAACTGGCTCATTCAATAAACCTGCTCTCATCTCAATTAAATATTTGCATTGTTATAGTCTCTATAAAGAGAGAGAATATATTGTAGTGAATTAGGAACATCTACCACCTGGTTATATGCTATGGATTCTCTATTCTCATATAGGTTGCCAATAAATAGCAGAATGGTATGCAGAAGGGGCTCTGGTATTGCCCCCTCTGCTGCCACAATGTCCTCAAATGATCTATCAATGTGTTTCTGTACTACCTCCTCAGCAACACCCTCCAAATACTCCAAATACTCATCATCTGAGGTATATGAAGAATCAATATTCAAATGGTTTTTTATTGTTGCCAAGTTAATAAGCATATCAATAGAACAGTTTATATTGTATAAAATTATGCTCTGGTCTTACCAAATGCAAATGCTACTGATCTGAGTACCTTTGCATCAAAGTAGCAATTCACAACAAGGCGTACACATCCATTAACTGCCTGAGTATATTCATCAACAGTAATTTCAATGTCACCCCAACTACCAATGGCAAGGTTGCTAAAATCACCATAAATGTATGCACCCTCTGTTGCTACATTTGAAGTAGTGAATGCTGGAACACCATCTACCTCACCACCCTCATAAACAAGCTGAGTATTCTTTGAACTCTTTGCCATTGCTCTGAGGTCTGCCTTTGCACCTGGGCTCAACAAATATTTCATCTCACCATAAACATTGTTTTCCTCAACACCTGCCTCAATTTCACAAATTTTTGCAAATGTAGTTGCATCTGCAAGGCTCTGGCCGTAGAACAAACCAGCAGGCTGAGTAGTAGTACCAGCAGCTGAACCAAAAATTGTAGCCTCCAATTTGTCATTGATAGCATTTACAAGATCTCTCCTGATAGCATTCTCAACACCAATGGTATCCTGTGCAAGCAATTTCTTGCTAATATCAACATAACAGGTAAGGCGCTTAGGCTGCAATACAATTGAACTAAATGTATTTGTATGGGCTGTTGCAGCAGCAATTTCATCTGCCCATCCAACATTACCAGTAGCCATAACTGGAACAGCAATGTCACCCTGAGGAAGTGCTGAATACCATTTAACACCAAGCTTACTCAAAACAGAATTTGCATAAAGAGGTTCCAAAATGCCCTGAATTTCCTTTTCTACAACATCTTCACCCTCTGCTGCTACTGTAATTTCACCGCTTCTCTTTTCAATTTCAGTTGCGGCATTGATTCTAAACTGCTTGCTTCCATTTTCAATGCAGTTTCTGATTTCTTTAACAATACTAAGATTTTCTTTCATTTTATTAACATTATTTTTTGTATTATAGTTTCTTTTTTCTTCTGCATCATCATCTGCTGGAATTTCAGAATCATAAGCAGCAAGTTTTTCTTTTAATTCATCCAACTGGGCTCTCAATTTCTTGATCTCCTCTTTGTTTTCATTAAATTCCTTTTCCTCATCCTCTGTCATTTCACGGATTTCTGTTTTGCAGGTCTCAACAATTGCTTTGCATCTTTCCATCAACTGGGCCTGCTTGTCTTTTAATTCTAGTGAATTCATCTTTTTCATAATATATTTATGTATTTTATTTTTTAGAATATTTTACTCTATAATATATTTATGTAATTCCTCCATCAATGCATCATATTTATGGTTAATGGTCTCACTATTGTCCAAAATTTCCTTTGCTCTCTTTGAACAACTGGTCTCCAAATATGCTGGTTCATATACTGGTGAAATATCATATAACCTATCAATTTTGAAGATACTATGTCTCAATTCACCATTTTCACCAAGATACCATTTCTCACCACTACCATCAACTGGGAGAGTAAATGCAAAACTGCTACTAAATATCTCTCCTCTCTTTATATGCTCTAACAGTTCATCTCCCAAAACTGTCCTGGGGGCCTCAAACTCATAATATAGTCCATCATCTCTTAATTCCAATGCCAATGTACCCTCACCATATCTACTCCTTGCCAAAACAGTATCATCTCTATGGTCTAACCTGGCAAAAATGTCTGAATTCATAATAATGTCCTCTGTAATTGCTCCTCTCTGTATCTGCTCAATACATCCAATATTCTGGCTATCACTATCAAACTTAACAGCATAACCACAAACTATTCTGGATTCAGCATCACCACCATCAATACTCCTAATAGATACATCACCATTTCTGTACAATATAGTTTCTTTATTCTCCATCATTATCATTATTTATTTTATTATCATCTACCACATTATCTGCTACCTTTGTATATGGTATAATACATTCATCACCACCATCAATTGCAGTTAAACCAATATGTGCTCTGGCCTCATTTATACTCATTATACCAGCACTGGTAAGTTTTTGAAGATATTCAGCAGTAGTTTTCATATCTCCCTTTAACAGATATTTCTCATCAATATCAATTGAAATATGCTCACTTTCACTAGGTTTAACCAATTTTCTATTGAATTCATCCTCCACCATTGTAATATATGGCTGTAATGTATGTGTAACAAACTCAATATTAGCAGCTTCTATTGTAGAAAAACTAGCTCCGGTATTGTCACCTAACAAAACTGGATTAACATTGAAATACCTGGCAATTTCCTTTACATTAAAACTCCTGGCCTCCAACATCTGGGAATCATTTGCATTTGAAGAAATAGGTTGGTAACTCATATCATCATCCAATATTACTAAACCTGATCCACGGTCACCGTGTGTATCCATAAATGCCTGTCTTGCCTGCTCTTTTGCTCCTCTCCTGGCTCCTTTAATAGTTAATGCTCCACTAACAGCACATCCACTAGAATAGTATTTACTGGCTGCTTTATCTGTTGCCTGGGAGAGTTTAATAACTGCATTTGCATAATTAACAATTGGAATACCATTTACTCCATCATTACTGTTTTTATACAAATGTATTACATCTATCTGCTCAATTTTACCAGTCTTTATAAATGGAATGTTGTAATAAATGGTCTGTTTCTTTTTGTCATAATTAACTATTACACTACCATAATCACAATATATTAAATTAACTGGTGTCCCATCCTTTGCTCTCTCTATGAATGCATAACCATTACCGTGAATAATAACATCTGTAATTAACATTTTCATAAAATTGAATTTGCTAATCAATGTTTCCTTAAAGAGAAAATTGATATTATGGTTATTATCAATTTTATCATCTCTCTTAACCAATATTGGTAACTGGGCAACAGAATTTGATATTAGTTCAGTTGCTGCAAAAAATGCTGATAAAGAAGAAGGGGCTCCCTCAAATTTGTAACCAGCAAATATAACAGAAGCAGCTGCTGGCTCTGTTGGTAACTCCTGTACCTGGTTACCACTCCTCTTTGTTATTTCATAATTAAATATTCTCATAATGTATTTATGTAAATTTTATTTTCAAACACTTAATACCTCACCATCTGATATTCCACCATTCTGTTTATTCAAATATGTACCTAAACTCTGCAACATTGAAATAACTGGATCTATTTTTTTATTATTGTCTCCTCCTGCCTTTACTGGCTTGCAATTGGAATTCCAGTCATATTTCAGCTCACAATTGTTAAAACACCATCTAACAGCAGGATTCATATCAATAATACATCTGTTACTCCTAACTAACATCTCAAATGTCTTTGTAGGTTTATTAAAATTGCCCAATGCCTGGCTATATGGGAATAATGGAAGTCCCTCTGCTGTTGCATTTATAGCCCATTGTGTAGAATTCCAAGTATCATAACCAATGGCAATAACATATTCCTCATTGTAAATATTCAGTTGATCTCTCAATATCTCATCATAATCAACAACATTTCCACTAGTTACCTTTACCCATCCCTCTCTTTTCCATTGTTTATATAACTCTGAATTAACACTCTCATCAAGAGAAGATTCAGGAATGTATAACAATGTCTTAAATATGTATTTATCTGGTAGATATTCTCTCTCCTCATTAGGTGGGAACATTATAGATACTGCTGTTAAATCTGAAATAGCAGATAGATCAACTCCCATATAACAGTCCTCATCTTTCAGTTTCTCCATATTTACCTTTCTGAATACATTAGATAAATATGTTTCTGGGATCCATATATTTTTGCTCTGGCAAAACTGGTTAAAACTCTTTGTCCTAACTCCTACCTCCAATGCACTATTATTTATGGCACTCTTTACCTCATCCCTCAAATACTCATAACTAACTGTATGTCCTAAACTGGGATTACATTTTATCCAGTTTTTCTCATCCTGCCAATTATCTCCCTCATCTAATTCATATATGGCAGAAAACTGGGCATCATCCTCTTTATTACCTCTTAAAATATCTAAACAAGTAATTCTATACTCATAACAAGGATATTGATTCAACAGAAAACCAGCAGTACTAATAACAATACCTAATGGTTGTGCTCTCATTCCCTGGCTACTTTTCATCACATTATACAACTGCCAATCTCTGGCTGCGTGAAATTCATCCAATATAAAACAACTACTGTTGTAACCATCATTTCCCATTGCATCACTGCTCAATACCTGGATCTTGCTCTTTGTCCTGGGAATTAGAATACTATCTCTGTATCTCTTAAATATCTTATTGCTTTTATCAACACTCTCACAAAAATTGCTGGTCATTTCAAATGCAATGTGGGCCTGGTGGCGGGAATTTGCTACCAGTTCCACCTCTGCTGAATGCTCTCCATCTGCTATGGCACATAATATTCCCAATGCTGCTGCAAATGCTGTTTTACCTGCCTTTCTGGATATTAACAACAGTACTTTTTTAGTAACTCTCCTGCCTGTACTTTTGTATTTCCATCCAAATATATTAGCAGTTACCCATTGCTGCCAAGGTAGCATTATAAATGGTTTCCCATTATGCTCACCTGTATAATGTTTTAACCTGCTAACTACTCTAATTTTCCTATCTACATCCTCATAATCAAAATACACATCCTGCCTATCAAACCAGTCCATAAACCTCTGGCAGGCTAATTTAATTGCCTCACAAGCATTTATCTTATTAGTAAGTACATCCTGGGCATATCTCACATATATTTTTGAATAATCAATCATATAACTCTCTGTGTATTAGTCTAATAACTCATCAAAACCATCATCCTCACTCTCTAAATCCTTAATTTTACTAGCAGATATTAGATTCAGTCCAAATGCATTCAGGAATTTCAATAAATGGTCCTGGGCCTGGTTACAAACCATCAATGCTGGATTCTTACTCATTCTGCCTCTGGCATCCTGTTTTTCCAGTCCATTTTTCTTAATGTCTGCCTGACATCTCCTAATAATGTCATAATTAAATGCTATCATCTCCAAACTAACAGTCCAGGCAGGATCTATCTCTCCATATTTCTGTATCAATAACTCTACTAAATTGTCCATATATGTTACAACACTCTTATTGTAACCTATATAACTCTCTCTCAATTTATCCTTTAACTCACTCATAATAGTATTAGTTTATATTCAATATCTGGTTAATATGTTTTCCTGGTAAAGAAATATGGATCCAGGAATAATTCTTTTCATTTATCAATTGTCCAACAACTATTTCTTTTCTCTTTATCATCTCACAAATGATATTGAATAACCTTTTATTCTCCTCTTTTGTCTTTTGTCTAATGTCTGCTGCCTCACCATATAAATGTTGGCTGTTTTCTGCCCCATTTAATGCCTCATTTAACAACTTTGTCCTGTAACCTGATGAAATTATCATTGGTTGTCCATAAACCTCTCTAATGGGCTCTAAAATGGTAATGGAGAGAATTCTCAAATTGTTTATCTCCTGCTCCCCGGGAATATTCTCAATATTTAATTCTTCTGCTGTTTTAGAATAGGTAAATTCCTCCAATCTAAAATGTTTTGCTAATTTCATTTCCTTTCCAAAATTTTTTTAATAACTATTCCCTTTCCAAAAACCAAAAAAACTGGTGGCTGTGTAAAATGGGG